GCAAGCTATTGTCGCCAGCCGGGCTGCTACCCAGGATCGCGACAAACAGACCAAAGCTAAGGTAATTCGGGTTAAGAAGGGAAAAGCGAAATGAACGACGAATGGTTGTCTAGACACATCACGGCGATTGCCTGGATTGCGATCATTGTTTCCATTGCGTACAGCTTCGGGAGTTACAATCATTGGTAATGTATCTTGTGCCTAGCGAGTTTACAAGCAGCACTGTTACGTCTGCCTGGATTAAATGGATTGTTGAAGAAGAGGAACTTGAACATCGCTTCAATGATGCATGGTATTACTATGCGGAATGGACTTACGCTGCGAAACATTGGAGGGACTAATGCCTAACACCCCTACAAAGAGTACAAGCGTCGCTTTTGCTTGGGTCCATTGGATAATTGATGAAGAGGACATTGAGCAGAACTTCATCGACAGTTGGTATCACTTTGCCATGCAGGCAATGTGGAGGGACGCATGAGGTCTTGCGAAGATATTGCCTGGATTGAGTGGCTCTTTGAAGAAGAGTTTCTTGAAATCCGCTTCTATTCCGCATGGTACTACTTTGCGACACAGTTCATAGACTGAACCTCCGCTTTCAGCGCGGACATTCATGGATGAGTGGGGGGCTTCGGCTCCCCATATCATCAGGAGATTAAATAATGGAAGTTCCTGCCTGGATGGAAGTTTGGATAGAATGGGTTGACTGGCTTATTGAAGAGGACGTTCTTGAATACCGTTGTATTGATGCATGGCTCTGGTATGCAGTATATAAGGGTGTTTACTTGTGTCCTCATCTGGATGGACAAATTAATGAGTAAGTGGATCAAGCTACATGCGGCAAGCGATTTCGACGGTATGCGGCACGCCGGCCGGCTCGCGGCCGAAACGCTTGATTACATCACTCCGTTCGTTCAGCCCGGCGTGACCACCGACGAGTTAGACCGGTTGTGCGAGCGGTATATCCGCGATGCCGGCGCACTGCCAGCGCCGCTCAACTATCTCGGTTTTCCGAAGTCGATCTGCATCTCGATCAACCACGTCGTCTGTCACGGCATCCCCTCCGACCGCAGGCTCAGGGACGGAGATATTCTCAACATCGACGTGACGGTGCTTCTCGACGGCTGGCATGGCGATACCAGCCGGATGTTTGCAATCGGCAAGGTCGGCGTCAAGGCGCAGCGGTTGATTGATGTCACCTTCGAGGCGATGTGGCTCGGCATCGAGGCCGTTCGCCCAGGAGCCTCGGTCGGCGATATCGGCCACGCCATTCAGCAGTTCGCCGAAGCGCAGCGGTTTTCGGTGGTGCGCGACTTCTGCGGCCATGGTATCGGCCGGGTGTTTCACGATGCTCCGAGCGTCCCCCACTTCGGCCGTCCTGACAGTGGGCCGGCGCTGCGGCCCGGCATGTTCTTCACCATCGAGCCGATGCTCAATGCCGGTGCGTGGGGAGTGAAAATTCTCGCCGATGGCTGGACGGCGGTGACTAAGGACCGCTCGCTGTCGGCGCAGTTTGAGCATTCGATTGCCGTCACCGAAACCGGCTATGAGGTATTTACGCTTTCGCCTGGATGGATAAATAAATGAGTAAATGGTCAGAGGCTACCAATCTAATTTTATTCCCTGGTGATAAACTTAATGCCATCATCGCCGAAGAGAATAAGCGGGTTCAAACTTTAGCTGCGGCTGCCGCCGAGGACTTCCGGCTTGCTGCCGAGTACCACGCAGGAGGCACCGCCGAAGACAAGGGCATCGACAATTACTCTTCGGGTGATCGGCTCTTCTTCCAATTACTTCCCATCTTCGAGGAAGGACTTAAGTTCCATGTGAAGAACCGAGGGGCATGGACGAGTTACATGCCTTTGGTAGTGTGTTTGCCTGCTCAGACAATGGCGGTAACGGTGCTGCGCTGCCTATTCAATGTGATAGGTAGAGAAGTCAATGAGACTGCGCTGGCCATGCAAATAATGGGGCAGGTTCATCTGGAATACCAGTACATTATGCTGGACAAGGCGACCGATGGGAAAGGTGGGTCTAAGGCGTTACACCGCCGTTACCCTAACCCTGGAATGTCGGTCATCAATGAATTCGAACTTCACAAGCGGATATCAGTTGATAAGCTGAGGGCACGCTTTCGGAACAAAGAGGAAGTCCTGGCGGCAGGGCTGTACCTCCTTCGGGTGCTCGAAGAAGTCTGCAAAGAGCAGGCCCCAGGGACATTCAAGGTGCAGTTCACTAGACCTCATGGATATTCCATCAGTACCCCGCGCATCTGGAGACTGGATGAACGGGTTGTTAAGATGATGGTTGAAGACAACAGACTGTCTGTGCTGTCCTCGACCCTTCAAGAACCGTGTCTTTGCATACCAGACGACTTCTCAGCAGTAGAGAAGACAGAGGTTGATGAATACTGTACTTGGTAAGAGGGTAACACCATATGTATCGAAGCAGTGGGCATTTGGTTCACACGAATAAGCTCTTCATGGGCCGGTACTTCTATGCGGAAGATCAGATGGGGACTGTACCCGATATCGTTTTGAATGCAGTTCATCATCAACAGGCAATCGCATGGCGTGCTGATCCTTGGATGGTGGAGTTACAGGAACGTCTTTATTCAAACAATATGTGTCTGCCCTGGGCAAGCCCGGTATATCTCGAATTGCCACCGCACATCCCCGATCACGAATGGGAGGCGTTACCAGCTTCACAGAAAGCTGTGCTTATGCGGCAAAGGCACGACACTCACCATCTAAACAATCACAATATCGGAAAGCGTGCTTTATGGGCGAGAACCTTGAGGACTATCAAGGCCCTCGCTTCACAAGGGCGTCCTTTTTTCTTTCCGCACGGTATTGACTTTCGAGGGCGGTTATACGCAAACATGGGTGAAGTGACACCCCAAGGTGGTGACATAATCATATCGGCCCTCGTGCGCTACTTTGGTGCCCCTGTGGACCCGGACGGGCTGTTTTGGCTTAAGGTGGGCGTGGCAACCGAATGGGGGCAGGGCCTCGATAAGGAACCCTTCGACGTTCGCGCCCGGTGGACGGACAACTCTATTAAAGAACTGATGCGGTGGGCAGCGTCTCCGGTGGCAACGGTTCACGCATGGGCCGTCGCCGACAAGCCTCTAAAGTTTATCGGCCTCGTTCACGAACTGGCAGCCGTCCTGAAAAACCCGGCGCACAAGGTTCACCGCGAAGTCAGCTTGGATGGCACCTGTAACGGCTACCAGCACATGTCGGCGCTCGCCCTGGACGCTGTAGGAGGGGCCGCAGTCAACCTATTGCCTGGGCCTCGCCAGGACTTCTATCAGATTGTCTCTGATAAGATGAACGAAATGCTGCAAGCCGATGGCGTCCCCTACGTCTCAACGAGGAAGCAGGTTAAACGGGGTGTTATGACCACGCCTTACGGTCTAACCCGTTATGGACTTCGAGAACAACTTAAGGAAGACAATGTTCTTGATGAGGATACCGACAATAAAGAGTTCAGCGACTACCTGATAAAGGCTATTGCAGCAACCGCTGGCTCGGCTAACAAGCTTATGACTTGGTTCAAAGACGTTGCTGAGATTGCGAACAAGGCAAACCAGTTAATGTCCTGGACAACACCAAACAACTTACAGGTCGTTCACCCGTATTACAAGATACAGCGTAAGCGGCTTGAAGTCATTGCTTGGCCTGGGTGCAGGATACAGAATTCCTACATCACCAGGACAAAGGATGTGGACAAGAGAGGGCAGAAACAAGCCATAGCCCCGAATGTGGTCCACAGCCTCGACGCTGCTCACTTGCAGCGGGTGCTCAATCACCCTGAGATTTCTATCTATCGACAGCAGGAGTGGCCGAGTACCATTCACGATAGCTATTCAGTACACCCTAATCACATATCTTTTCTTGGAAGAATTCTCCGCGAGACGTTCGCTGAAATGTATTCCGAAGATGTATTGGGGAAACTGGAAGCAGAGTGGAGTAGGGTTTATCGAATTCCTTCTCCGCCAGCAAAAGGCACGTTGGATATCTCCGAAGTGCTGAAATCAGAATTCATCTTTTCTTGAAGGACAGAAGATATGCCAATTGAACGCCGGAAACCCCAGGCTGTTGCAGTAGCAAAGACTGCCACCGGTGCCCCCGTTAAGAAGGGCACTGGTATCGTGGCCGGGGCTAAGAAGGAAAAGCCGTTCCAGATTTCATTGACCACCCCTCCTGGGATAGCAATGTTTCCTTGGTTGAAGGAACCTGACACCCGTTTCAAAGACGAAGGTGTCTACACCATCAACATCTTGCTTACAAAAGATGTCGAAGACGAAGAGTTACAGGTCAAGATCAACACGTTTATTGAAACTGTTGACAAAGCCTATGACGATCTGTGCAAAAAGCACAAGAAGCATGGGGAAAATCCGATCAAGGATGGTGACGAAAAGGAAGAGGACAACTGGCACGGTAATTTCTATGTCGCGCCGCACTCTGCGTACCCTGTTATGGTCGTTGGCCCCAACAAAGCCGAGATCGAACCAGGAAAGATTTGGGGCGGAGACTTGGTGCGGGCAGTCATTGACTTCAAGGTGACTGAGGCTGCCGGTAAGTATTTCCTAACTCCATACCTTACCCTGGTCCAGTTGCTTGAAAAGCGTGCCCTGTCTCGGGCTGATCGTGCGCTTAATGGCCTCGATGCCTGGACAAATGGCGCGGAAGATGAAGAGTGCGACGAAGAGGGGCCTGCTTATGAAGAAGGCGAAGCCCCTGCCGATGATGGAAACTTCTGAGCGCACACTTTCGCTGGTGATCCCCTTTGCACCCGTGCCGGCCTCGCGCCCACGGGTGACAAGGTGGGGGACGTACTATCAAAAGCCCTACCAGGAATGGAAAAACCGGGCTGTTGAGTGGTTTAAGAAGGTCGAACAAATGGACCCGCTGATGGAAGGCCCATTGGCGGTCCAGTTGTGGGCTGGAGTTAAACCAGCGAAGACAACGAAGCTACCTTTTCCTCGCGGTGACGGTGACAACTTCGAGAAAGCCGTGTATGACTGCATCACAAAGAGTGGTAAGGTCTGGCACGATGACAACCAAGTTGTCACTGGGCATTGGATAAAATACTTCGAAGAAGATTTCCCTGGAGTGAGGGTAGAAATACATGAACTCGGAAGAATTTATGATGCACGTCGGTTGTGCGAAGTGTGGCTCTTCTGACGCTGTTGGAGTTTACGAAGATGGACACGGATACTGCTTCGCCTGTGGTGAAGTGTATGGGGTTGGAACTTTTACGGGAGGAAGAGAAGCTCTTGAAGAAGACGACCTCAGCGGACTTGTCCCGCTTCCGCGCAAGCGCCCTGATTTGCCAAAATCATCAGGGGGTGATCTACTCGAAGGACTTTCTTATCGAAGTCTTGACAAAAGACGGTTGGCGCAGTCCACATGCGAGAAGTATGGATACGGACTGGGAACCTACAGGGGCGGAATTGTTCAGGTCGCTCCCTACTTTGACAAAACCGGTAAGCTGGTTGCGCAGAAAGTTCGCACTCCTTCGAAAGATTTTCTGTTCTTAGGGAATGCAAAGAATGCTACCCTCTTCGGACAGCAAATCTGCCAGGGTAAAGGTAAGATGCTTGTTGTCACCGAGGGGGAGATTGATTGCCTCTCGGCCTACCAAGCGTTAGGTGGCCGTTGGCCTGTCGTTTCTATACGATCAGGAGCAGGGGTAGATAAAGGAACAGTTAAGGTTGTTCGTGAGTTAATGCAGCAACTCGACTTTCTCTTAGGTTTTGAGAAGGTCGTGCTCTGCTTTGACATGGACGAAGCCGGGAGACAAAGTGCGCAAGCAGTTGCTGAGGCCCTCCCAATTGGTACTGCACACATTTGCCAGTTGCCCGGAGGGTATAAAGACGCCAACGAAATGGTGGTGGCTGGTAAAGAACGCGATCTGGTTTCTGCGCTATTTGGTGCGAAACAGTGGCGACCTGACGGGGTTGTCGGTCTACTTGATCCCGAAGTTCTCGAAAAGATCAAGCACTTGCCAAAGATGGGATTGACCTATCCTTGGACAGGACTGAACAACAAGACCTTCGGCCTACACCCTGGGCAAATCCATGTGATCGGTGCCGGTTCTGGCACAGGTAAGTCTGTGGTCTGTGCAGAAATCTGCGTCCACTTGCGGAAGCAGGGGATCAAGGTGGGATATGTTGCCCTCGAAGAAAGCGTCGCAATGACCGGGCAGCGATTGGCCGGTATCTTGCTGAACAAGCCCTTGTATATTCCAGGGGACCACAATGTCTCATCAGAAGATATTGAGACAGCCCTGCGTTCAATTGGGGAAGACAATGGAATTGTCCTGTACGACCACTTCGGCTCCTTGGATACTGATATCATCTTCAATCGTTTCAGGTACATGCACGCATCATTGGGTATACAAGCCATCATCCTGGATCACTTGTCTATCGTTATCTCCGGTCAGGATGACATGACCAATGAAAGAAAGCAGATCGACTTGTTGATGACCAAGCTTCGGTCCTTCACCGAAGAGACAGGGATGGTTATCATTCTTGTAACGCACTTGGCTCGTCGCCAGGGGCAGTCATACGAGGAAGGGGCTGATGTTACCCTTGCCAGTTTCAGGGGATCAGGTGCCATTGGGCAGTTGTGCGACGTGGCAATTGGCCTGGAAAGGGATCAGCAAGCAGAAGACGATGACGAACGTGACAAAACGGTAATCAGGGTGGTTAAATGCCGCCTCGGGGGCCGCACTGGTGAAGCGTGCACTTTACGCTACCACCACGATACTGGGCGTTTAACCGATGTTATGTTGGAGTTGGTCAATGAGGAAGGAACTTCTTCGCCCGGAGGTACGGAACCCGCTTACTATTAACGTAAACCGTGCCCTTGTGGACAGAGTTAAAGCAAAAGACTATGTTGTGATCGACATTGAGACTGACGGCCTCATGTATGATTACACTAAGATATGGGTCTTGTGTGTTTATGACCCTAAGACGAATGAAACGGCTGTATATACAGGGGAAGACCTGACCGAGGGTGTTAAATCCTTACAAGGTCGCATCCTGGTGGGGCACAATATCCTTAAGTTCGACCTGCCCATCCTTATGCATCTGTACACATACAGGGGGCTTTCTCCAGCCTACATACCGTCGCCGGCACAGTGCCTGGACACCCTGGTAATGTCCCGGCTTGGCAACCCGGATCGACCTGGGGGGCACGCTCTCGCCTCCTGGGGTGAACGGCTATCAATGCCGAAGCAGGAACACGACGACTGGACACATCTCTCCCCTGAGATGATCTCCCGTTGTTCAACGGACTGCGCCTTGACGAACAAGGTGTTCGAGGTTCTACTGGGGGAATTGACAGCTATGCCAATGGCTGTCGAGATTGAACACAGTGTAGCCTATCAAACAGGGCTTGTGGAGCGACAGGGCATCTTACTTGATGTCCCGTATGCTACGAAACTTCTCTGTGAGATGACCCTGACCTACGACGAGACGTTGCGGGAATTGCAGAAATTGTGGCCCACAAGAATTGTCTCGGCAGTGGCAAAGGGGAAAGATAACCATAAGTCGATGAAGTCTGTAACGAAGCGGAGTGCTTTGTACGGAATGCTTGATCCTGGGATCGAATATTGCCCAATTGTTACGGAAGAGTTCACAGGAAGTAGGCGACAGGCTGCTGATCGACTTACCAAACAATACGGATGGAAGCCAAAGAAGTTTTCAGATGGTGGTGTTGCAGAGATCAGCGAAGAAACACTTTCCGAATTACCATTCCCCGAGGCAAAGCTTCTTCTAACCCTGTACGATCTTGAGAAGAAGATTGCCTTCCTTAAGTCAAAACCTGACCGCAAGAAGCTAACAGGGTGGCTTGATGTGGTGCACTCAGATGATCGCCTTCGTTGCAGCCTGAATTACAACGGGGCGTACACGCATCGCATGGCTTGTTCTAACCCAAACCTCCAGCAAGTCTCGACCGAGGGGCCGATGCGGTCTTGCTTCATTGCCTCCCCTGGTTGGGTGCTTGTCGGTGTTGACGCTAAGAGTTTGGAACTGCGCACGCTGGCGCATTATGTTGCCAAGTACGATGGCGGCAAGTGGGCTGCCGAGGTTCTCCAAGGCGATCCGCATACCTCTAACCAGCTTGCCATGGGTGCATGGTCTAGGGGTACAGCTAAACGCATCATCTATGCCAGCCCATACGGTGCTGGTGACACTAAACTAGGGTCAATCTGGTTAGTTGATGACAAGGGAAACTACATTGAAGATTGCGCGAAGACTAAGGGTGATCCAAACGCATGGTCCCAGAAATGGGAAGTGCTTGGTCTTAAGCCAGCCTCTTCCAAGGCTGAGATTGGCAAGGCAATTAAACGTCTGCCGCTTTTTGGCGCAGTGGAAAAAGTCAAGATTGCTGGAAAAGCCGCCATACTTGGCCAGGGTTGGGTCCCCGGCCTCGACGGTCGTAAAGTACGTTCATCCAAAGAACACACTTACTCCGTCATCGCTACGCTTTGTCAATCGGCTGGTGCAGTCATAATGAAGGCTGCCATCTACTTGTGCCCGGCTACATTTGCAGCCGAGGGACTTGTATATGGTAGAGACTATCGCTTTGTTTTGTACGTGCACGACGAGTTCCAAATTGAAGCCAGACCTGAATGTGTTGAGAAGGTGAAAGCTGCTGGTATCGAGGCTATTCAACTGGCCGGTGAGTTGCTGCGCTGCCGTCTCCCAATGGACGGGGACGCTAAACATGGGTACACCTGGAAGGATACACACTAAATGACAATGCTCAGTCCTGTTTCAGAGCAAATCTGGCGTGAAAAGTACAAACTCGGGGGAGACGGCAATATCAATGACACATGGCACCGTGTTGCTGCTTATCTAGCATCGGCGGAAGCCGCACAAGCTCATTGGGAGAATGAGTTTTACCAAGCATTGTGTGGCTTCAAGTTCATCCCGGCTGGTCGCATCCTGTCAGGTGCTGGCACAGGGCGTAAGAATACCACCTTGTTCAACTGCTTTGTCATGGGCAAGGTTCAGGATGACATGTCGAGCATCTTTGATAACGTGAAAGAGGCTGCGCTGACAATGCAGCAAGGGGGCGGGATCGGTGTCGATTTCTCCCCGCTGCGGCCTCGTGGTGCCACGGTGAACGGGGTAGGTGCTGAGGCGTCCGGTCCCGTGTCATTTATGTACGTCTGGAATACAATGTGTGCCACCATAATGAGCGCCGGTAAGCGCCGAGGGGCCATGATGGGTGGCCTAAGATGTGACCACCCCGACATTCAGGAATTCATCAACGCTAAAAGGACACTTGGACAACTGACAAACTTTAATATGTCTGTCCTATGCACTGACGATTTCATGGAGGCTGTACAGTTTAACAAGCCATGGCAGTTAAAGTTCAACGGGGAAGTATATAAGACATTGCCTGCCGTTGATCTCTGGCGTGAAATCATGCGAGCAAACTACGATCACGCAGAACCAGGGGTCATCTTTATCGACCGGATGAACAAATGGAACCCATTGTCTTACTGCGAGGAAATAGCAATAACCAATCCTTGTGGTGAGCAGCCGTTGCCTCCATATGGGGCTTGTTTGTTGGGGTCTATAAACCTGACAAGCTTTATTCAGAGGCCCTTTACTACGACTGCGACCCTCGATTACAATTCATTCTTCCATACAATCAAAACAGCAATAAGGATGTTGGACAATGTGATTGACTTGTCTAATTATCCCCTCGCTGCGCAAGAAATCGAGGCTAAGAGTAAGCGACGGATCGGGCTTGGAATTACCGGGCTTGCTGATGCTTTGATAATGTGTGGGGTAAAGTACGGATCAGAATTGTCGATCCAAATGGTTGGCAAGTGGATGTCACTTCTGCGAGAACATGCATATAGAGCATCAATCGAACTTGCTGAGGAAAAAGGTTCATTTCCAGCATTCGACCCACAAAAGTACCTGGAAACAAGGGGATCAGCACGTATCCCAGGGTATCTCTTGGAACGTATCCGAGATCATGGGCTGCGCAACTCTCACGTCACATCAATAGCCCCAACTGGGACTACATCGTTGTTGGCAAACAACGTGTCTTCCGGGATCGAACCGGTGTTCTCATTTGCAGGGTTAAGGACCATAGATGGTAAAGAGGTTAAAGTTTATGATTTCGCCGCAGGGCTGTATAAGAAACAGCCAGACTACTCTCCAGGGTATGTGTGGCCAGACTACTTTGTAACCGCTACTGAACTGATGCCAACTCTGCACTTAAACATGCAGGCGGTGGTGCAAAAGTACGTCGATGCCTCTGTGTCCAAGACGATCAACTGCAAGAAGGATATCCCATTCGAGGATTTCGAAGGCATATACATGGACGCATACAACTTTGGTTGCAAAGGATGCACGACCTATCGACCAAACGATGTAACAGGAAGCATCCTGAGAACGGTTGAAGAGAAGAAACCAGAACCGAAGAAGCCAAGCACAGACCCATTACCTCGCCCCGAGGTTGTCAGCGGGTCCACATACAAGATCGTGTGGCCTGGAAGCCCTCATGCATTCTATCTGACAATAAACGATATCGAGGTCGATGGTGAGACGAGGCCATTCGAAATGTTCATCAACTCGAAGAACACTGAACACTATGCCTGGATGGTCGCTCTTACCCGGATGGTGTCGGCAGTGTTTCGCCGAGGGGGTGCAGTGAACTTCATCGCCGAGGAATTACAAGCGGTGTTCGATCCTCGCGGTGGGCAGTGGATGAATGGGCGATATGTCCCTAGCCTCTTGGCAGCAATCGGTAAGGTCCTGGAAAGACACTTATCAGCACTGACAGGAGAAGAGGAAGAAGAAGAAGCAGAAGCTGTGACAGATATTTCTGGACTTAAGGAAGAAGACGCCGAAGAATACTGCGAGCAGTGTGGCTGCTATTCACTCGTAAGACATGAAGGGTGTTTGATCTGCTGCCACTGTGGTTTCTCAGAGTGTGGTTGAAAAGGATAGAGAAATGAGTGAGCTTGGAGAAAAGATGCGCGTGCTTATTATTAGCCTACTTGGGGCATTTGTTGCCGTTTGGTTGATGCATTCTTACAATGCCGTCGCCGCAACTCCCCCTGCTGATCCTTTGGTGTATGCCAGGGTCTTGCACAAGATGAACCCGGCCATCACCTTGCATAAGGTCGCTGTGATGCCGACGAAGGACGTTCCGGTTGACCTCGTTACCTTGATGCAGACTAAAGGAATGCCTGTGACCGACTATGTGGTCGTGGTGGCTGCTTCGGTCTGCCGTCCAGAAGGAACCATCTACTTCATGTACATCACCCCGATCTTGGAGAATGCCAGTATCGGGACTGAGGGTGTCGCTGTTGAACTTGGCTATGATGACACGGTTAAGTGCCCGGTAAGGGTCGGGGCTTAACATGAGAACGGCTTTACTTGACGCCGACATTATCTGTTGGAAAGCTTGCTCTCTCGCGCAACAGAAGTTTGACCTTGGGGGTGAGGAAGTCATTAAAGCCAATGAAGGAATGATGCGGAACATTGCTAACAACATGGTCCGGCGTTGGTCAGAAATGGTCAACGCTGACCAGACCGTGTTTTGTGTCTCGGATAGAGCGGATGGGGGCCGCTCTTTTCGATTTGACATCGCTACTTACTACCATGAGAACCGCTTGAAGATGGTTCGACCAGAAGGACTTCTCCAATTACATTGGGATATGGTGAAAAAATACAAGGGGGTCTTCCATCCTGGCCTGGAAGGTGACGACATATTGGGTATCTTGGGAACATCCGGGGAATTCGAAGACCCCGTGATCGTTACCGAAGACAAAGATATGTGGTCTGTTCCGTGTTCCGTGTTCCTTCCAACAAGGTCTAAAGTGATCCGAAGGGTTCCCGAGGAAACAGCAAACCGATATTGGTTTAGGCAGGCGCTGATCGGCGACCCTGCTGACAACTATAAAGGTTGCACAGGGGTCGGCAAGGTCAGAGCTAAGACATTGCTGGCCGGCGCTCAATCGGTTAAAGAGTTGTGGACCAGGACCCTGGGGGCATTCTTAAGGGCCGGTCATACCGAAGCTTACGCTTTGGAACAACTAAGACTGGCTCGCATCCTGCGGGCAGAAGACATTAACGATGACTGGACGGAGATTAAGTTATGGCACCCATCAACCCCAAAGATATTGACGCTCCCCAAGCCACACCAAGTACCCCTCTCTGCATCGGAGTTGCGTCTGTACTAAGGGAGATCGCACAAAACATGCTGCGTGCTGGACAACCTCAGCAAGCCCAACAGTACCTTATGCTGTCTGATGGGTTATGTCAGCAACAGCAGGTGATCGAGGTTTTTGTTGAGCAACTAAAGGTTATCAAGGAAAGCTGTGCTATCTGTGACCGGGTGGCGCTGCTTGATCTGTATGATACCTTGAGAAATCAACACGAGGTCATTAAGTTAGCAGTCAAGACTGTCGAGGAATTTCGACCGGTCGCCCCGCAACCAAGTGAGCGACCGAGGCCCATTAACCATCGCAAGTCAGGATTGATACTGAAATGATGAACTGGCGTCCTCCCTCAAAATATCCCAGTCTCGAAGAACTTAAGGCACTCACAAAGGATACAAATCCAAAGGATGCCATCGGGGCAACAAAAGTAGGGCTGTCGGTGGTCCCTCTTGGGCCTATCATGGAGGTTGCCCTGGCCCTGACCGAGGGTGCCCGTAAATACGGCAGGCACAATTACCGTGTTAAAGGCATCCGGGCATCAATCTACTTCGATGCCTGCACCCGGCACTTGGCCTCCTGGTGGGAGGGTGAAGATATTGATCCCGACAGTGGGTTGTCACACCTTGCCAAGGCCATGGCCTGCCTCGTCATCATGCGGGATGCTATGCGAAACGGAACCCTGACAGATGATCGCCCTCCGGTAACAGAACCGGATACTTGGGTGAAGGAACTGAATACCAAGGTGGAAGAACTCATCAAGAAGTACCCTGAGAGTTGCCCACCATACATAAATACAGCTACCGTAACGGTGGAGTAATGTCCGAGAAATCAGACTTAATCAAACAGTTGTCCCCAGTTCCTCTTGCAGGAGACGATCTGGTGGACCTTTTGACTTTCTTGTATCCCCCCAGGTGTAAAGAGCCTGGGGAAACCCTTGAAGAGCATATGCTTTACGCTGGAAAAGTCCAGTTGATCCAAATGCTCTCGGAAGCATACAAGTTGGAGGCAGAAATTGAACGCAACAAGAAGGACGCCAACTGTCCTGAGTTCTCTGAACGATGGACGCAGGCGAGTGTTGTGGTACAAACCCGGCGAGATGACTGACGACGAATTGAACGGCGCGGTCGAGTTCCTCGATTGGAACCACGGGTTTGGTTGGGATCAGCCAATGCTTGATCGCTGCCATTGCATCTTTTTCCACCAAGGGTATGTATGCACAGCAATGATTTGGCTAGACCCGGATATTCGTGAAGGGTCTACTTGGCTCGAAGCGCACATTTGCGTGAACCCTGATTTCCAGAAGAAATGGGCATTGAGAAATGAACTTGAGGTCCTAATGGAACTACAGGACCTGATCGAACCAAGTCCAGAAGGTGTCTGTGCTGTGGCAGACCAGCATAAAACATGGAAGATTTTGCGAACCCTTGGGTTCTTCTTCTCAGAAGATAAACCATTGGCGTTCATTCCTTTTAAGGAGAAGAAGAATGGGAAAGAAGAAGAGTGTCCCAGGGCCTAGCCAAGCAGAACTTGATGCGGCCAGGAAGAAACAGGAAGCCGAAGCTGCCGCCGCTGAGAAACGATCTTTGTATGCTTCACGAAAAGGGGCCTCTGATGTTGATGCGCGTGGCCGAGATGTCCTAGGCCGAAGAGGCCGAATGGCTATGCGTAAAGACCAGTTCAGAATGACCAATACTGGTGTTGGGGCTGGTGTGTCAATTCGAGGGAGGTCTTAAGATGGGTAGCGTTGGTTCAGCTTTGGGGCAGATTTTCACTGGTGGTTTGCTTGGTGGGCAAACTGCGAAGGCTCCGAGGTTCGATGAACGTCGGTTTGATCCGACACCAAAAGATAAACAACAGGGTGATCCCAATCGAGGGGCAGCTTTGAAAGAAGCCGAGGAACGCCGCCGTAGGCTTGCAGCCGCACGAGGCCGACAGAACCTTCGGGTCGATCTGGCTGCACCTTCTGGTGGGGCTGGTATTTCAATCAGAGGTCGCGGTAAAGGATAAACCATTATGGCAGCCGAGACGGCGCGAAGCCGATATGACGTGCTGCGCCGCGAGCGGGAGCCTTTTCTTTTTCGAGCGCGACGCAATGCTCTCTTAACCATCCCGTCAGTTATGCCGCTTGCCGGCAACTCGGGGCATTCACATTCCTATGAACCCTATCAGTCCGTAGGTGCCGAGGGGCTATCTCATTTGTCCTCTCGGTTGCTTATGGCTTTGCTCCCCCCTGGTCGAAACTTCTTCCGCCTCGATATCCCCGCTGATGCTATTGCCGCAGCCGGGACTGACGAGAAAATAAAGAAGCAGATTACCGACTGGAAACAAATGCTCGCCGCATGGGAAGCCGCAGGACAAGCGGTTGTTGACAAAGGAAACTGGCGCATACAAACGGCAGCCGCCTTACAGCAGTTGATTTGCTGTGGCAACGTCCTTGAATTCATGGACAGTGACAACAATCTCAAACTATTCCGTCTCGATCAATATGTCGTAGCACGGGATTGGCTTGGGAATTTACTTGAATTCATTGTCGAAGAGAAGATGGCACGCCTCGCCCTGCCTGATGAAGCAAGGGGAATGGTGCCGGGCAAAGACCCACAGGAAGAAGTCACGATTTATACATGGTGTCGTAGGAGTTCCAATGGGGACTTCTATGAAATCATGCAGGAAGTCGATGACCAAATCGTTCCGAATACAGTAGGCAACATCGACGCAGACAAACTTCCCTATAATGCCCTACGGTGGGCTACGACCCCTGGGGAGATTTACGGTCGATCTAAGGTCGAGGAACATGGTGGGGACCTTCGAAGCCTTGAAGGACTTGAGAAGGCCCTTCTCGAAGGTGCAGCTATGGCTAGTCGTAACATCATTATGATTAAGCCTACTGCAACAGCCGGTGGAATGCGCCGAAGGGTCGCCGAGGCCAAGAATGGAGATGTCCTCACAGGCGATTTCGAACAGATAGCCATGATGTCCTTCGAAAACAAAATCGGTATGCAACTCACCGCCGAGTACGCAGAGCGAGTTGAACGGCGCTTACGCTTTGCCTTTCTTCTCAACCAAGCCGTGCAAAGGAATGCCGAGCGGGTAACAGCTACGGAAATCACAGTTCTTGTTGAGGAAATTGAAAACGCCCTTGGTGGCGTTTACTCAATGTTGTCCCACGAAATGATGGAGTGGCGACTTGGACGACTTTTGTTCAACCTTCAAAGAAAGGGGGTGATCCCAGTCTGGCCCGATGGAGATATCACACCACGGGTCCTTACCGGTCTTGAGGCGTTGTCTCGGGATCGTGACGTTAGCCGTGTAACTACGGCAGCAGAGTTAATCAAGATGTTTGGTGAACCAGCAATGGAGGTCATTGAAATCACAGATTTACTTAGGCAGGCGTTTATCGGACTTGGACTACAGGATGTAACTCTTTCGAGGGATGAGATCGAAAAGCGACAAGAAATGAAAGCCCGACTTGAGGCTATGGTCAAGGCAATTCCGCAAGCTATTGCGGGTCAGCAACAGCAATAAACAACGAAGAGTGCTGGACTTGTGATGAAGGTACTCTTCTAACCAAAGGACAGATACTTAATGAGTGACGTAAAGATGATGCCGCTCCCTGATGATATGACAAAGGCGGTAACGGCTACTGACACCGGGACCGCTCTTGACGGCCTCCGTGCGCAGCTTAAAGAGGCTGTGGCAGCCGGGGCAACCGTTCAGGCCCCCAAGAAGGAAACCCACAGTGTCGTGATAGGGGGCATCTCGGATACCGCACCGGCTATTGCAGGAACGGCTCCTGGGGCATCTGCTGCGGCAGGGGTTGCCCCCATGCCAGAGAACGGGGTAGCCAAGTTCTATAACCCTGAGACAGGGGAATACAATTGGCAGGGCCACGCCGTTGAGGCCGAATTTCGGGCCAAGATGGCTAAGGGCAAGAAGGAAAAGGTAGCGGATGACCCACAGGCAACACCTGAGCAGGCAACCCCTGAAAAGGTTGTATCAACAGCCGGCCTCGATTGGGAAACTCTCGGCGAGAAAATCAGCGTTCTTGGTGACATCGACGAAGATGATTACGACGCCCTGGAAAAGGTAGGCATCCCTCGTCATGTCGTCGAAGCTCACATTGACGGTTACAAAGCAACGGTCGAGTTGTCCACTCAGAAACTGTACCAGAAGACTGGTGGCAAAGAAGGTGCTGAGGCCCTGATGACTTGGGCAAGGCAGAACCTTCCTAACAATGAGATCACTGCCTACGATAAAATGCTTGCTTCTGACCAATGGCCGGTTGCCATCGACGCTTTGATTGCTCGATCTGGCTTCCGTCCAACTAAAGAGCCACAGTTGGTGCGTCCTGCTCAAGTAGCGGCTGTGGCTTCGTCCGGTGGTTACAATTCGCAGGATGAACATCTTGCGGATATTCGCAACCCCCTCTATAGGACTTCTGAGGCTTTCCGGCAGCAAGTTTACCGCAAGCTGGCAGCCACACCATCACAACGCCCCGGAGGTCCGTTCCGGGCATAACTTAAGGAAAAAATAAATGACTGCACGACTTCATCGTTCTGATGGGTTTTCTATTACTGGAAATCCTCTGATCTTGCTGCGCGCGACTACGCTTGTAACCACCACTTGCACAACGGTAAACGTCTTTGTTCCTCTTGATATCGGGACGATGATCCAGCTTACTGGTGAAACTGCCGATCAGGTGGTTCGTTCTCCTGATTGGGGTGCAACAGATATTGCTGGTGCCGATCACAAGATTGAACCGGTATGGCCCGTTGGCATTTACAAGTTGCCTGTGTTTGTCCATCTTTACTCGGCACAGCTTGGCACTTCGCACAGTGCGGCTGAAAACTTTACCATCGCCTTGTACGATGTGCAAACGTATTCGACCCCTGCACTTGGAGCAGAATTGCTCTTTGCTCAGGACTTGGATGCTTGCCCCGTCACCGAAGCTGATGACACTCTTGAACTTGCATTTGTTTGCAACGTGAAATACAATGCTGATCTTCGCTTCTTTGTGAAGAACCGTTCTTCGAGCGGTAAGAACTTCGGCCTTGATCCGTTGCAGATTTCGTTTCAGTGTCTTGCTTAATCGAACCGGGGAGAGTTTAGGCTCTCCCCATTTTTGTGCCTACAGTTTACCATAAGGCGTCAACTGTATAGCGGGGGCTACGGCCCCTGCTTGTTGATAAACCAGAGGAAAACCCCAGGGCGTACACAATCAACCTGGAGATTTCTCAAATGACTTTCTTCTATGGCGACCCGAGTTTCCCCACGCGCTTCGGCCAAGACGTTGCCGGCGCTGGCGATCCCACAGACCTCTTCCTTCGCATCTTTGGCGGCGAAGTGATGGAGGCTTTCTATGCTGCCACGATCATGCGTGACAAGCATTACAAGCGCCAAATTCCAAATGGTAAGAGCGCGAGCTTCCCACGGGTATGGAAGCTGTCGAGCGAATACCATACGGCTGGTGTCGAAATGCTTGGTCAGACGACCTCGCAGACCGAGAAGGTTATCACCCTTGATGGCTTGCTCGTTTCGCACTTTGCTCTCTATGATCTCGACGAGGCTATGACCCACTTTGACGTGCGCTCGGTCTATGCCGAAGCTTGCGGCAAGGCCCTGGCGGAGACGTTTGACACGAACGTCATGCGGCAGGTGGTCCTGGGTGCTCGTGAGACGATGACGGCCCCGTTCCCGAGCGGTAAGCGTATCAAAACCTCCGACGTGACCACCCTTGCTGGTGGCTTCGACGGTGCGAGCCTGACGGCTGGTGCTATCAACCCTGCCGGCTTTATCGGTGCTGCTCGTGCTGCTCGTCTCTATCTGCGGTCCCTGAACGTCCCTGACAGCCTCCCGTTCTATGCGGTGGTCACTCCGACCGTCCTGGACATGCTGAAATGGGCGCGTCTCTCCAATGCTGCGGGTGCGAACTACTATGGTGATCTGATCTTCCAGCATGGCGACTATGCCAAACAAGGCAGTGTTGCTGGTGTTGCTGAAAGCGTCACCATCGAAGGCATCACCTTCTATGCTTCCAACCTTCTGCCTGGAACCGATCAGACCGTCGATGAAACGGTTTACTCTAAGTATCGTGCTGACTATTCTACCTGTCAGGGTATCATCTGGTCCCCGATGGGTGTTGGTACGCTCGAATTGCTTGGTATGACCATGGAAATCGAACGTGACGTTCGCCGGAAGGAAACCTTCATTGTGGCTAGTATGGCTGTAGGCCATGGCACGCTCAGGAATGAGTTGCTGTTGGAGATTACCAACCTCGCCTCCTAATAACTCTGTCCAACTTAAACTGATGTGGGGAATTTACAAACCTCACATCAGTTTTTTTTCATTTTTACGGGGTCATTATGTCAAACACAGCTCATATTACAGAACTCCAAGCGGTAAACCGGATGCTTGTGTCGATTGGTGAAACCCCGGTCAATACGCTGGATGCCGGCCTCAATGAAGCCTCGATTGCCTTAGAAATTTTGCGTCAGGTTTCAAGAGAAGTCCAGGCCCAGGGGTGGACTGTAAACACCTGGAAAGAATACACTCTGTCGGCAAACGTCGATAACCAGTTTGTTCTTGGTACTGATGTCCTGAAAGTGGACACTGTTAGAGAACACTCGAATATCGACGTGGTGATGAAGTTGTCTGTGGATGGGACCAAGTATCTCCTTTGGGATCAAGAGAACCATACCGAGACATTCACGCAAGATACCTTGAAAGTCACCATTGTCTATTTGATGGACTTCGCTGAGTTGACCCCTAGCCTGCAACACTACATCATGCTCAAGGCAGGATCGGTGTTCCAGAAAGGAATGGTGTCTAGCCCAACTTTGTTCGAGTTCACGCAAGGAGATATCCTTGAAGCCTTGGCAAATGCCGAAGCATACGACAGTGAAACCGAGGACACAAACTGCCTTGTTACTTCGACGAGTTGCTACATGATTGCAATGAGAAACAATAACGGATGGGGTATGTAATGGGCCAGCTTGTTCCACAGACTATCAAAACCCTATTCGGAGGCGTCTCCAGGCAACCGGTCGCCGTCCGTCGAGAAAATCAGGTTGAAACCTCAGACAACGCTATGCCCTCAATCGTGTCCGGTGGCTTCGAAAAGCGACCGTGCACTCAGTTCATTTCGGTCCTGCATACCCTGGAAAACTTAATTACTTACTCAGAGTTGCTAACTAATGCAGCCTGGGTAACGTCAGATATGACCGTGACCGAGGTTACTGAAAACGCCTTGTGGGCTACCACGCACCCGTATGGTGCGGCCATGTTTCAATGCGAGGATACCTCTGCTTTAGCCTATGGATCAGTGACTAACGCTGTTAATTTGACTGATGTAACAATTGTTACTGATGAGTACATCTTTAGCGTCGATCTAAAAGCAGGCGGAACGCAGGATCAAGTTACCCTCAGTATTACCTGGGAAGATGCAAGCTTTGCATCGGCTTCTTTTAATCTCACAACTGGGGTTGAAGTTGATAACGATGGTGGTGAGTATATATCCTCTGATATTGAAGACTTAGGTGACGGGTGGTATCGTTGTTATGTTTGGGTGTCTAATTCCAATGGTCAAGCTGCCCCTTCTTGTGCTATAACTGTTGGGATAGCCGCAGTAAGTACAGGGTCAATTATTGCCACTCGGGCACAATTTGAACAAGTTGGGTATGCGACCCAAATAGAACCAAGCCCTTACGCTTATACCGTGGCTCGTCAATACATCAGGCAACCTACTCCTGGAACCGGTGGGGAAGAATACTTTACCCACTCGATTGATCGGGACCCAACTGAACAATACATGGTCCTGTTGGCCGAGGGGCAAATCCACATCTATGATACCCTGAGCGGGGATGCGAAACAGGTTATTGTTGGTGACAGTACAAAATACTTTGCCACCGATATGGTTGTCACCACAGCCGGGACTAAACAAGAAACCAGGATATACTACGATCCACAGGAAACAGAAATTGAATATGCTTTAGCATGGTCCGGTGTGACCACAGGTGCCCCAAGTGAAGTGGTAAAGATTTATCACTCGGTTGATGGGATATCCTGGGATGAGATGTATGCTGAAACCATCACGACTGCTGCCGGGACATCAACGACCACTGAAAGTTTAGTGGTTGGTGGTGATATGTACATTTATGTGAAGGTCGAATGTACAACCGCTGGTGCCACAGGTAAGATCACAGTCAAAGGAACGTATCAGGACACAGGTATGCTATGGGAAGGTTCCCCTGCGCCGGAAGACTTCACCGCTTGTTCTGTGGCCGATCACTCTTTCATTGCTAACAAACTCATTACTGTTACAATGGGAGGTATAGGGCATCCTGACGGGTATACAGTAAAGAATGGCACCTATCAAACCTTCGCCGATCTCCCTGGTGCCGCTGCCGGGTACAAGAATGAATTAGCATACGTCAATGGTGACGATGTAGACACCTTCTCTGGATACTGGGTTGTGTGTAAACAGGACACCGGATACTTCTGGACTGAAACGGTTTCTCCAGATATCCAGAATGTCTTCGATGAAACCACTATGCCATTTGAATTGGTGCGTGAACCTCAAGGAAGATTTACTCTGTCCGCTGCTACTTGGACTGGCAGAGCAACCGGGGACGAAGATAGCAATCCAAATCCTGCGTTTGTTGACAACACCATTTCTGACATCTTCTTCTATCGTGGCAGACTTGGTATCCTGACTGGGGAAAGTTCGTGGTTGTCCAGCAGTATTGACATCTACAGTTGGTTTGCAGAGAAGGCTGTGGAAGTCCTGGATACCGATCCCATCGACCGCATCTCAGGAACCGAGAAGATCACCCTGTTGCAATATGCCGTACCATTTAGGAAACTCTTGTTCATCACCGCTGACACGATGCAATTTGAGCTTTCCTCTGATGGTGTGCTTACACCACAATCGGCAGCCCTTGATCCGAGTACGTCCTACACCGCCTCACCGTTTTGTAAGCCGGCACTCATGGGGGATACCTTGTACTTTGCCGCCGTCCGTCCTGGGGGCAGTACAGTCTTTGAGTATTATTTTGACGATGATACTCTAAGCAACACAGCAACCGATATCACTAAACATATTGGGGACTACATTGAAGGGGACATTCTACAAATGCAAGCGGACCCGGTGACGGGTACTCTGTTTGTATTGGCCTCTGGAGATAGTGCGTCATTGTTTGTATACAGAGCCTTTTGGGATGACAATGCTAAGGTAATGTCTTCCTGGTTCAAATATACCTTCAATAAAGGTAACGCATTTATCCATGGGTTCGCCCTGTTCTCTGGATACCTCGTTGTAATCTGTGAGACTTCGGATGGTCTGTTGTTACTACAGTCCCCAATCGAAAGAGAACCACCACACGCAGGCATGGCTTACACGCCACTTCTCGACCAGCGGGTAGAATTGATCGGGACGTATAGTGCTGGACAGGACAAAACAACTTGGTATACTCCATATGATCCAAACATAAATACCATTGTTGTCTTAGGTGGAGACTTTGCCTCTCATGGGGAAACCCCTGGGAGAGTATTGGAAGTCACAGAAGTCGCAGGGACCCTTGTGGCATCAGGGGACTATTCTGATGCCACTTGCTATATCGGGAACCTGTACACAATGGATGTGGTGTTGTCCAGAATATACCTACGGGATAATGATGGTTCAACTGTGCTTGATGGGAACTTAAAGCTTCGGGATATTCAATTCTCACACGAGGACACTGGATATTACCAAGTGGATGTTACACCCTTTGCAAGGGATACTTACACTTACGAGTATACCGGGTATAACGTATCTGGTGGTGAAGTCCTGTTGGACGAAGCCCCAGTGCAAGATGGTATATTCAAGGTGCCTGTAAAGACTGACGCTCATTCAGTTACCATTGGTATCTCGAATGACACGCAGTTCCCTTGCACGATTACGTCAGCAACCTGGAGAGGCTTCTTCTCTGAGATAAGTAGGATGTAAATATGGGCCTCCCAATCATGGGGTTGCAAATGTTTGCTGGAGTAAACCAACTCCAAGCAAGCTATGCCGCAGAAGAAGCGGCAGCCGATGCAGCCGAAGCACAAATCGAAGAGTACGAACGCCAAGCCGAAGAAACACGCCGGATGGCGCAGGAAGACAAATCAGAACGATCCAGAGAGGCGGATAGGGAATTCGCAGCCTTACAGGTGTCCTCAGTGGACGCAGGTGGGCTAGGTACAGTCAACCTATTACGTCTCGCTGGAGACATTGGCGGTCAAGAAGGATACGACTTAGCCAAGATCAGACGAAACGAAAAGAATGCCATGGGAAGTCTATTGGCTGCGGCCAAGGGCGAAAGAGCAACTTTCAAAGCGTACCAGAAGGAACAGAAATACCTTCGTCGTGGGATCGCTATTGGAACTCTTACGAACATGGGCAGCACAGCGATGTCTATGATGATGGGTGGGTTCAGTGGTGGTGCAACAGGCACTGGCGCTACTCCTACAAGTACATCATTCACTACCACACATATGTCTACTTCCGGGTGGACTAAACCTTAAGGGAGAAAAGTCATGGCTACAGCTACTCGTCCTGGGCGTATCTCAAGGTCCAAAACAGGAATGGCCGCAGGCCGTCCAGGTTCTCGGGCGCAAAGCCGTGACTTCCCCCGAGTTGTCCCTGAGAAAGCCGCAGCAGAAGGGGCTGAAAGACTGAACCGTTTGTCGGGAATGTTTGCTCAAAGTGTCCAAGTTCTTGAACAAAAGGTTCTCGGATACTATGCTGACGAACGTGTTAAGTTCATGGAGAACAAAAAGATCGAGGATGAGGCACTCGGTAAAGAAGCAATCCGAGTTGCCTTGGATAACCCAGAAGGAGTTGACAATGCAATGCGTAGCGGTGATCCCGCTCAACTAGCTGCACTGTCAACTCTCCAGGGGATCGACGCGAACCGACCTGAGTTCCTCCAAGCCCTCAAGTATAATCATGGGCACAATCGCGCCATCAGGGATTACCAGGAACAGTTCGAGCCGAAGCTTGCAAGCTTGGACTATATGGAGGGTGATCCTGCGGGGCTTC